GTGAGTTAAGTATAAAATATAAAGTATAAAATATAATGTTCGAGATGAAGTGTGAGACTCCTGCACACGAAATTTCGGTACAAAGATAAGAAAAAAAGCGAAAATCTTTTGCAACTTTCAAAAAAGTATCTATCTTTGCACTCGCTTAACAGCAATAAGGATTGATTCGCTAGCTCAGCAGGTAGAGCACAACACTTTTAATGTTGGGGTCTTGGGTTCGAGCCCCAAGCGAATCACAGCAAGGGATTACAGAAATGTAACCCCTTTTTTCTTATTATCAGCATATTATGTAATTATCAATGACTTATACGAACAAACGCGGTTCTATATTTGTTTCATTTTAGTTCACTATATTTCATTGTATTTCATGAAATGTGCAACAAATGTGATACCCTTGTGTGATACCAAATCTTTTAAATTATGAAGTACCCAACAGCAAGATTTGTGTTTGACCGGAAACACACAGCAAGCAAGACAACAAAAGGAACCGTTCAGATAGAAATATTATTTGAACGGAAAAGAAAATGGATTAGTACAGGCGTTAGGCTATATTCCGACCAATGGAGTGAAAAAAACAAAGTCAAGAATACAGTTCAGTCCATAGATCTGAACGAAAGACTCGATGCACAGATACAGAATATAAACGAATTTATCAACTCCCTTATAAAGAATAAGGAGCCCTTTAACTTTGAAAAGCTGGAGCATTTCCTAAAGTATTCACAGCAGAAAGAGAGTTTTCTTGACTTCATAAAGCGCCGGGTAAGCGAAAGAACAGATTTAAGAAAGGGGACTTTAAATACCCATGCCACATTAATTAACTCTCTAGAAGAATTTGGTAGAATCGTTTATTTTTCCGACATAACAACGGCCAACATAATGTATTATGACGATTTCCTACATAAGAAATATAATAAACAGACAACCGTTCATGGCTATCATAAACGCTTGAAAAGATATATAAATGAAGCTATTAAATATGAGTTGTTAAAAGACAACCCATATAATAGGCTCAAATTTGACCGCGGAAAAAGCGAAGGAATAAAATACCTTACCATAGACCAAATAAAGCAAATACAGAACTTAGAAATAACATCAGAAAGCATTAGTAAGGTTAGAGACTTATTCGTCTTCCAATGCTTCACCGGTCTGTCTTATGCAGATTTGTCCAAATTCGATTTCTGCGGAGTAATCAAAAAAGGAAGCAAATTTTTTATTAGAGATATTAGAATAAAAACAGAAGAAGAATACTTTCTTATGCTCCTAAAACCCGCAATGGAAATATTGAGAAAATACGACTTCAAGCTACCGATAATAAGCAATTACCAATATAATTTAAGGTTGAAAGTCGTTCAGGAAATTGCAAGGATAAAGCAAAGCCTTCATTCCCACATGGCAAGACACAGTTTTGCGGTAATGGCTCTGAATATGGGCGTATCAATCGAAAACCTTGCCAAAATGATGGGACATACAGATATAAAGACAACCCAGATATACGCGAAGGTGCTAAACAAGTCCGTGCAGGAAGAATTTGAAAAGATGGATAGCAAGTTATAACCCAAACAACCCAGTGGGTTAAATTCAACCCAAAACAAGTGAAAAGACCCACTGGGTTATAACATCATTCTTGCCTTTCAATAAACTCTTTTAATCTGTACAGTCTGTCAATTGACGGGTTATAAAACGGGTCAGGAAAATGCTGGTTTATATCGTGTATATTCGCCTGTATGTATTTCTTTACGTCGAATATATTCTCCGATTCGCTTAACTCTATTTGAGTGGACAGTTGAGCCGTTAAAGCCCAATGAACAATAGCCTTTACACTATCTTCGTCGTATGCGTATTTACTTTCTTGTGCCATGAAATATTTATGTATATATAAAATCAGGTGCAAATCTATTTAAACCCGTTGAAATATCCCATTATTTTATCCGATAATTCACGCAGCCCGCAGCATATATACGTTTCGGTCATCGTTACACTGGAGTGCCCTAACATTCGGCTGATAGAATACAAGTCCGCACCTCTTAAATATAAGTTGGTTGCGCAAGACTTCCGGGCGGAATGCGAAGAAATAAATTCCCACTTTTCACCGGTTATATATTCGCCCGCCTGGTACAGTTTTATACGCTTGTTTATCCCGCATCGCCGGCATATACTTCTTATTGTGTCGTTAAAGGTTACATCCGAAACCTTTCGTTCATTGATACCGTATTCCCGGTTTTCTTTCAATATCCGGAGCACAGCAGGAGCCGCCGGTATCTCCGCTTTAATCTTGGTTTTCCGTGAAACATATATCAGTCTTCCGTCTACTATGTTGTCCTCTGTAAATTCTATATAATCCGAATGTCTGGCGCCTGTAAGGCAACCGATCAAAAAGCAGTTTTTTACAGCGCGTTCCGTTTCATTAATCGGATTATACGCCAATAACGTTTTTATCTCGTCATCCGTTAGCCACGTACTTTGCGTAGCGTCCTTTTTTAAGGTCAATATAGCCTCAAAACCTTTTGGAAAAGAATACATATCGCTGTACAGGTTAAGAATTGATTTAAGCATAGCGCAATAGGTTTTAGCGCTATTGGTGGCTACTCTTTCATTAAGAGCCTGAACAAAGTTGTACAACCTCGGTTTTGTTATGCTGTCGAATGCACATTCCACTTCGTTAACCTCTTCATACACCCGCAACACTTTTCCGTATTGCGGGTATTTCTTCAAAAACACTTCCTTTAAAGTCTCCATATTATTCACCTGATTTATTGTCTTTTGTTTTTCCTATCGCCATAGCGATTCCTATTAAAGCTGAAGTAATAACAAGCGCCGGACTAATATTCCATAAAATAACAATTAGCAAGATTGCCCAAAGTATAAAACCTAAATACATATCCTCAAAATTTATCTGATTCTTTACTGTCGTTTATAAATTCCCTTATCCTCTCTATATCGGTGCCGCTGATAAACAACACGGCACCGAATAACAACAACATAACAAAGAGCATACATTTATACGAACTGGTCTAACTCTTTTTCAAGCTCCGCCCGGTCGATTTCCGGGAACAGTTCTAAAACCAAATTCAAGGCCCCGCAATAGTCGCACCCGTATTCCTCTGTATCCATCAACCGCAACACCATTGTACACGGAATACTTTTGATACTATCAAATTCCGGATTATATATTTTTGTATTAAGCAATTCGCGTTCATTTATAACAATATCGTTAGCCTTCATATTATATCCTCCTATATTTAATTATATAATACTTCTTAACCGTCCGTTTTCGCCTATATGCGTGTTAAGCATTTCCGCCTCTTTTGCGGCTTCTTCCTTAGTCGGATAGCATTCTATTATACAGTTGTCCAAATTATCTAATACGCCATAATATCCAGGTGTTAACGGCTTATCCTTTACGGTGTAACGCTTTCCTTTTACTTTCTTCTCGTAAAATTCCATATCCTCCGCAAGCGGGGTGTAATGTGATGAGGCGCTAAGCGTGCCCGATTCTATCTTGTCGTTAAACTCAATTATACCAGGTAAATCTTTTTTTAAGCTGCTTTTCACGCTCACACCGTCATAGGTTACGCGAAACTTACGTTCTCCATCCGTATATACATTGAAAACATCGCCCGGCTGTATATCTGCACGTACTTTCGCGCTGGTTATGATTCCCGCGCCTTCAATATCGTAATAGCGCACGCCGTTAAAGTTGTCCGTCTCAATTAAATGGATATTTTCAAATGGTCCCGTTTCCTCCGCAAGTTCCGGGATATATATTTCTTCAGGAAGCGCCGGCAACTCTGTAGGCGTTATCAACTCTTTCACCTTGTCCGCTTGCTTCTTGCTAAATATCCAGCCGGCACGCTTTTCTCCGTTATAATTTAAAGAAGGGTTAAAGCGTCCGCCTAGTTCCTTTAACTGCTCTTTGATTGCCTTAGTCTCGCCAAACACAGCAACCGCCTTTTCTGAATAGTCCACGATTTCCAGACCTTCAACCGTCACGGCTTCCACTTCTTTGACTTCCTCAGCCTTTTCAGCCTTAACGCTGCTTTTCTTTGCTTTCGGTTCTACAACCTTATATTCATCACTCACTTTTATCTTTAAATAAAAATTAGTGTCGTAATAATCCTGCATACCGTCGCTATCATCGTAACGGAAAGAGCTTGCGTAAGTCGTAACAGCGTCCAACACTTTGAACATTTCCGGCGTTAACTCATCTTCCCATCCCTTTACGGTGCTCATCGTGGACATATAGCCACGTTCTGCACTTCTTGAACCTTCAACAAAAGGAATACAAGTGCCTTCTTTTAGCTCAATATACATTGAATCCGTGTACATACTCCATTCGGAACGTACAGAGAATTTAAATTCCGGGAAATTCTTCTTTGCAAAAACCCTGACCTTTGCGGCGATTTCCCTTGTACTTAATTTGCTGTCATAGTTCGAACCAACCCAACCGTTTGCGGTGTAGAAATTCATTGCTTTCATAATGTTATAGTTTAAATTGTTAATGAATCAACCTTATAGCGTGTACACATAAACCAATACAACACGATAACAGAAGCCTAACACAATAAGACTAAAAACGTATTTGTATCAAGTATATAAATAAATGGAAGAATATTTGCAGGTGAGAAATTAAAGAAGTACTTTTGCCTCCAGTCTGGGGGGTACTTCTTTAAGTATTCCCAACCTACGAGGGTCTTAACATTGCCGTGTTAAGGCTCTCTTTTTTATTCCAACACTTAATAACACGCCTGTAAGAACCAGGACCTTATATCCATCTCTTTCTTACATTACAAAGATACGAATTATTTAGTAAACAGCAAAGAATATTGCAAAATATTTTCATAAAATAATCATATTATAAAACATGCAACAGATATAACATAATACACTATATATCAAACACTTACAACATAAAACACATCCGTAAGAATATGTAAATATATAATACCACAACAAGCATAATAAACACTTTAAATGCAATAGAAATAATCTATATTATAATATAACATATAGACAACGTGAATAAGCATAGGACGCTAACGAAGTACAATGATTAATAGATATTATCTATAACACAGACATGTAATATTGATTTTATTTATTAATGGTATTGGGTGTCTTTGGCTGCGCCGTGATAGCCTTTACTTTATGTCCAGGACTGGCGAGCAACAACAATGTAAATAAACGCAAACTTTATATTATATGTATAATGCAAACCGCAAACCGCTATTATACAACAAAATACATTGCAAACACCCTGCAAAGAGCCACCCCCACCCCTTTATTTTTGTAAGGAAATCGGCGTAGTCACCTCGCCTAAAAATTTTTTATTTTCTCCATTTTCTACCAATTTGTAATGATATTTTACAACAAGTCAACCATTGTATTTTTACATTTTTGCACTATATGGATGATTATTGGGTAATTTTCTATGTTTTAACGCATATTAATTAGAAAATTTACTTGTTTTATAATCAGATAGTTGTATATTTGCATAATGAAGATAAAGAACATAGATATATGTATTTAGCCTTTACAGATAAAAGAAAAAAGGTTATTTTCATAAAATGCGCCTATAGGAGCATGCGTTATGTTCTTTTAAACACAAAATGAGCGACTTACAATGAATAGAAGGGAATTAAAGGATTATGTGCTCGGTCTGCTGTCGCAACATTGCGACGAATACGCCTCTACATTTAGGGATATATCTTTGGTTACAAGCAATCCGGAACGTACAGACAGATACGGCAGGCGTCTTGAAGGATTGTTCCGGGAGGGGTATGGTGTTGTAACGAAAGACATTGCCGATTACCGTGTTCCGTTGTATGTTTTTACGGGAAAGATATACGAGTACATGGACTACAATGTGCTCTATGATGCCGTAGACAGGTGGCTTGAGAAAATGGGTGTTGCCGCCCGTGACCGCACTAATAAGATTATGTATTCTTACATGAACCGGATAATCAATGTCATCAGAGACCATGAGCTGCAACCCGACCTTAGCATTATGTGCTTCACTAATTGCGTGGTTGACATGAATACTTTAAAGACTTACCCGCACTCTCCTAAGTTTGACTGCGTAAAGATGTATCCTTTCAAATATGACAGAAAGGAAATATTCAACTGTCCTACCTGGAGAAGCTTTCTTGGAGAGAGCTGGATACCTACGGAAGAGCTGGATGGCGTATTGCCGGAAAAGCACAAGCGCAGGATATTGCAGATGTTCCTCGGCGCTTGCCTTGTCAACAGGAAGAATATCAGCTTCGAGTATTTCCTTATATTGCAGGGTACGGGGGCAAATGGGAAAAGCGTTATTTACAGGGTTCTGAAAGACATGTTCGGGGAGGATGAAATACTCAACATCAAGATGAGCCAGTTTGCAAGAGGTGGGGATGAGCAGCTGCGTGCCGCCTACTCTATGTCAAGGAAAAGGCTTATGTACTGCACGGAAAGCAACCGGGGTGATTTCAAGGACATGAGCATCATCAAGGCAATATCCAGCGGAGAGCCGATTGCCTGCCGGGGAATAGGCGGGAATATCACAATGATGCAGAGACCTCCTATTATGCTGTGTAATTCCAACTACCGCTGGCAGCCGAAAGATTTCCTGAACCGTGACGACCCTGACGACGAGAGTATGCAGCGCCGCGCCCTGGTGCTGAACTTTGACAAGACAATACCGGTGGAAAAGAGAGACACCATGCTTGCAGAAAGAATGAAAGCGGAACATGCCGGTATAATGGCTTGGATTGTGAAAGGGCTGTGCGAACTTAAAAAGAACAATTGGCGGATGCCTGAGAACTTGGGCGGGAAGATTGATTTGAAACTGGAACGGATACGGTCGAGTGTTACGGGAAAGGATGGGAAACTCGTGGACGGGAGCATTTCGGAATATTTCAAATACAAAGAGTGCCAGCCGGAAGAATTTGAAGGGAGCGGTTCCATAGAGCTGACATCCTCGGATATATACAAGAACTATGAACGGTTTTGTAAAAAGAACGGGGTCATCCCGGTTTCGCAAAGGAAGTTGGGCATTGACATGCTTTCACTCGGATACGCACGGGAAAAACGTGCAGATAAGGGATACAGCAATGTCTATACGCTGTGGTGTGGCAACGAGGATATTGTGAACAACTTTATGAGACACGTGCCCAATATTGCGGAAGAGGCGAAGACCAATCTGTTTGAAGGTTGGGAATATTCGGACGAAGATTTCTTGAATGAAGATTAAAAGATTTAATTAATTAAATATTATAAACTATGGATTTCGGAAAGACACAAATCGGAAACATGACCTTTGTCAAGTACAAGAAGGGAGATTTGCCTTTTATTAAGGTATCAACAGTAAGCGGAGATTTCTCTATTGAATATGGGGCAGGAAGTGTGATGTTCATGCTGCTCGACAATGCCCCAATAGAAGATAAGGTAGACAATCTGCCGATGCTTATAATACGCAATACGCAGTATGTGGCAAACTGCATTGACGCGGAGTTACAGGTGGATGTATTAAAGGCAATAGGGAGCGCCCTTGACCGTGCGGATGCCAATCCCATATCCGACGAGGAGGACGCCCAAATTATTGAGGAGGAAAGGAAGATGTATGAGATGAAAAAGGAAATGGAGGATAATCATGAATGAGCCAATACTAATAACTCTTAAAAATGGGGGAAATTTGAAAGCGATAGAAGATGCGTTATGTGACAAGAACGGATACAATGTTAGATATTTAGGAGAAAACGGAAAATATTACTATCCCTCCGATATAGCTTCAGTACTACCGTTAGATAAAGGTAAGCAGATAAATGAAAGAGACTTTTGCTATCAGATAAGAAAAGACAAAGAGGAGCTGGAAAGGAAAATAGAATCAATGCTTTTGTCCTTCTCATATCAGTATGGCGGAATTCATATAGATTCTTCCATCAAGGAGTATGAAACAACCGATGCGGAGACAGGTAAAAAATCCCCGATGTTTGCAGTTTCTTTGGGAATAAGAATTTAGCTATGGGAAATGAGTTCGGGAAGAACATATTTTATCGCAAAATGCGGCAGTAAATACTTACACGAATTGGTCTAACAGAAATACACTTCTTAAGCCGGGTATCACTTCCCGGCTTTCTTTTTAGCAGCAAGGTATAAGGAACAATTATTGCATGAAAGTGGCAGATAGAAATGCACAGTGGTGTCCTCTTCCTTTATTTCGTCCTTTTTGATTTGCGTAATGTCTGCTATCATTTTAGTAAGGTCTATCCATTCCTTGCATCCCTCTTTCCCGTCATATTTCTTACGGGCAGCGATAAGTTTACGAAGTTGATTTTCTTTTGATAGCTCGGAAGCAATATCTTCCTCACTAATACCATCTACCAATATATCATCCTCTTTCTCGCTCTCTTTTTGCCTGCGTTTAATCTTTCTGCTTGCAGAGGTCAAATAGTCCATGAAGTCTTTATCGGCGGACAAAAGGGTATTCATGTTCTTCTTGTTTATCTCCAGGTTATATACCGGATTGTAAAGACCGGAAATAAGATAGGCGTCCTTGTCTTTCCATCCTAACGCTAAAAGGTCGGCAAAAGCCTTCTCTTTTATACTGATTCCCGCTTTTCTGCATTCAGAACCCAATCCTTTGCTGAATGTTATTTTTTCTTCCTTCCCTCTCAACATATTATTATGATTTTTAATTATACAAACACAAAATAGCAGCAGCATCTTATATGCCACTGGTTCTGATAGTCGGATATGGGATGATAGCCAACCATGCTGTCGCAATAAGAGCATGGGTAACTGCTCCCACGGTACGAATAAAAGCCCGTATATCCTTTATCCTTATGTTCAAGCCCCCAAAACAACATCCATGCAGAACCTACGGCGAAGCGGGTAAGGGTATTTAACGAGTTGTAAGCGGAATTAGACTTCCCTACCCCATAACTCACACCATCTGTTTTAATACGTGTGGCAGCAGCCCCGCCATTATAGACCGCCCGCTTAAAATAAGGATTGGTATAAGGTGAATTAAGATAAGACTTTACACTACCCTTTATTTTATCTTTCCCGATTCCGGCTATCAGACCGGCTGCAATGGCAGCTTCCACTTCATACAGAAATCGGTTGCAATAAATGCTGATACGCTCTGATAATGTCTTCCCGTGGTCTTCCCTGTTTATAAAATCTACAATTGCATCTCTTTCCTCCTTTCTGTCATATACAGAAAGAGTTTCCGTGTAATCGTAAATTAACTCACGCAACTTACGGAGTACTTCGCTTACGTCCCGCTTTAAGTTCTCATTTGCAGAGAACCGGAACATTGCAGGCTGAATATCATACTTGAATGATATATCTATAATCTCTTTTGCCGCTTGTACAAGAAGCTCCTCCAAATGACTTTGCATAGATATTTCAGCCTGCAAACGTAATTTTATGAAATCCTTGGCATCCTGTATCTGTTTTTTTGTAGGTTGCTTCATAGCTTGTCGTCTCCTGCCGGATTATGTTCAACTTCATTATCTGTGGCGGATACCTGCTGGGATTTCAATTTATAAAGAATATCAGCCTGCTGTTCTTCTTTCTTTTCTTTCATAATCCTATCCCAGTCACGAGGATTGCTATACATCTGAATTTGCTCATTTGCAGTCTGTCGGGACAAGAACCCGTTTTGAACAGCAACTGCAAGATTTTGTAGAAGTTCAGATTCATTCAGATGTATATACGGCTTTATCCAAGCATATACATTCAAATTTTGCAAGTCGATAAGATTTTCGGTTTCCACCCCATAGCCATAAGTGAATATCTTTACCATATCGTCAATGAGATGGTTATATTCTTGGGCATCCTTCATGGCATTTTCAAAAGCAGGAGAATAAAGCAGCTTTATGGCTACACCTGGAAGGTCTCCGCTTCTTACTTCCGGTGGAATTACCGCAAAAGACTGCTCATAGATTAACTTGTATAAAGTATCAAGCTGCTTGGTAAAGGCAGTGGAAACATCTTGCTTGTTAAGATAACCGGCTTCATCATCCGGTCCCATTGATATACACTTTATAGTGCCATCAATCCCTCCCTCTATATTAATACTATCTCCCTCTCCTTTGAAATACATAATCGGGAAGGCGTAAGCTGTATTGTTTTGTGACAATTGCGAAAAAGCAAGTTCATATTGCTCTATGCTGTCTTGTGAAGGAGACCAACAAGCGCCGGCTTCATTTCTGTGATAAGCCACAGGGATAAATGTAAAGCCATGTTCCTGAGAAGATATGAGTTCGTATCCGCTTAATCCAAACAAGTTCTTTATCACTTGCTTTATTTTGTTGTACGCCCCTTTCCCTTTTCTAAAGCGACGGAGATATTTCTCATCCCAAACTTCAAGCCAGTCTGTAACTGTATTTCCATTATTGTCAAAATCGGAATAGGAACGGGCAAACAATGTAAGCTCCCCTGTAACATTATCGAAATGGGGATATAACGTATCTCCTTTCTCAAAAGAAAGGACTTTCCAATAGAAAATTCCTTTTCGGAGATAACCTACAAATGCTGTGTCCCCCGTTATCTTTACGGATTTTGCCGCTTCATACCATGCTATCTCCATGTCCTTTACAGCCCATCCGGTTCGAAACTTAAAAAATGTATCCTTTACTTTTTCATTTTCGGTATCCCCTTCCAACTCAAATTGAATGTCGTTTCCACAAAGATGAACCAGGTGTTTGATTGTTATAATCCTCTGAAACGCAAAAGCACATCTGATAACGGACTCTCTAAACCACTCTTTTGTTTCAGGGTCTTGTCTTAATCTGTCCGGATATACCAATGGGTCATTTATAGCATGTCCGGACGGCTCAAATTCCCTCAAAAAATCCATTTGAGTTATTATCTGATATGTTGGATTGTCTAAAGGCTCATTAACGGACAAGCTGCCAGATATAACCCCTACTGCTTGTTTGTATCCATTTGGCAATATTCTCCGAAACGGACGGCGTACCATAATCTGTCGTGTACTTATATTCTCCATAATCCTTTTGGTTTAGTGTGTTGTTTTCTTATATCAAAAATCTGTCTGTAAATCATAGCCTCTATAAAGTCGGGAGAATGGCCGACGTACTTTTTCATCACTTCCTTTTTAATTAAAGAGAAGCCTTTATCTGTGTCTGCATCCCGGATGGCTTTGCGTTCTTTCATCAGGATATTATAAAGTGTCATATCTGAATATCCGTTTCCTGAAAACTTACGCGACAACAAATCGGGGTTAATCGAAATTTCATCATTCTTAATCTTCTTAACGAGAATATCAGCGCATTGTGATTTCAGGGAAGAATAGATATATTTTATAGATTGTTCGTCAGCTTTTGTCGTTGGGATAGGAGCTGCCATATTGTTGAACTTGACAGCATCTGGGAATTTGCCCTTAAAATCCTGTCCAGGCCCATTCAAGTCAAAAACAAAGTCCTTCTCCAGGACTCCCCATTCACGCAACTTATATGCAACGCACTCTTCCGTCCGCTTGGAATTATCCCGGCTTACATATACGTCCTCGATATGGTTCCCAATCCAAAACCATAGAACAAGATTGTCTCCGCCTTCATACGCAATATCACATGATACCCTTCGCTTACCGTCCCCATATTGAGAAGGATTTTTAAAGAAGCGTTCCATGTGCTCTATCTTAAGAATGTCGTCGCCGGAGGCTTTGAAGTTCCAGTTACCTTCGAGGTCGCGGGCACGCTGTTCTTCTCCCTGTTGGGCAAGGTTGGCGACATAATTAGGGTCGGACGTAATCAGAGCAACGTTTTCTTCCAGCTTCCCTTTGATGAACGTGGCGGATTTGACAAACATGGTCAGCTTGTTGAATCCGTATTTCTCATACTCATCTTTCCATAAAGAATCAATTAATGACTTGCATTGCCTGTAAACCTCCTCTGGCGTATCTCCCCAATATACATTGTTTATTTCATCCCCATCCATGAAGCAATAACGTATTATTCCATCCCTTTCCTCTATCGGGAGTCCATTTTCTCCAATCCACCAGTCTATGTACTTACGTACCCATGAATCTGGGTCGGGATTACATGTACCGTAAAAACGATTTCGTATTCCGTAAGCATTCCGATTATCAGTGATAAGGTATTTGAATTTTTCGTAGGATATGTGAGTTATCTCATCTATACCTATATAATTGTATTCCTTTCCCTGAAACCGGATTTGAAAATCTTTAAACGAATCGGCGAAATACGAGAACTTCAATTTTCCTCCACAATCAAAATTCCAGGTCATGTCATTTTGGGATTTGTTGTATTTCCCGAATTGGGAAAACAGCTTATATGATTTCTCAATTACGCCCGACAGGTCTTCTTTCTCATTTCGCAGAATAATGGAGTTGTTGTTCTTGTTCTGTATATCTTTCAGCACCTCCATAAGCAATGCCCACGATTTTCCTCCGCCACGGTTCCCGCCAAAAATGGTAATGTCCGCATTGGTTGCCAAGAACTTTTCCTGGCAACCCCTCTGCGCGATTATATTAAGTGAAGTTTCCTGTTCGCGCAATTTTTCCACTTGTGCGTAAGTAAGCACACTATTCCCACCCTTCGTATATACAATCTTGTCGTGTTCCATAAAAAAAATAAGCCGGCGTATGCAGTATAAATCCGCACACTCCGGCTTGAATCACAGCTCTATGAGTTATATATAATGCAAATATACGATTTATTATAAATTTTCTAATATTTCTCATATAAAAATACACATAAAGCATTGTATTTTAGAAAATATACTATATATTTGCAATACTAAATCATGTGATATGATAAAGATAGACGCTAAGCTGGATGAAAAACAGACCAGCGAAAAAGGAAATTTTGTAACATGTCCGGTGTGCGGGCAAAAGTTGACCGATGTGAAAATAATACACGGTAGCGTATTGTTTAGGACTGTATGCCGAAGATGTCGTAATTTTATCAGCGTCAGAATAGAAGAATAGCAATTTTACATATGCAAGCCTAAGAGCTTATTAGTGCACAAAGCACTGATAGGCTCTTTTTTTTTATAACACAAACTAAATAAACACGATGGAGAAAGAACAAATCTTATCCGAACTGACGACCAGATTAGGACAAACCAGTCTTTCGTCACAGACATTAATGAAGTACATAGAATTGAATCCGGTAGCAGAAGGGGTGGAGCCTGATGACGCTTATTATAGCAAGGCGACATCTTTTCTTCAAGGAATGCAAGGGCAGTACAACCATGATGTCGCAACCCAAGTTGAGAGTTTTAAGAAAAACTACAAACCTCAACAGAGTTCTCCTGACTCAAGAGAAGGAGCAGGAGATAACGTCCTTGCCGACAAGCTAAAGGAAATGGAAAATGAGATTTTGCTTTTGAAGGAAGAGAGAGAGGCGGAGAAAAACGCCGCGTCAATCCATGACTTAAAAATCCAGTCTATGGACTTGTTGAAATCTCAAATTGAAAACGGGGGCAAAAATATCTGTAACGATGAAATCCTGAATATCGCCATATCTGACGTGAAAATTACCAAAGATATGGAAGTGGAAGAAATTGTCAGTTGCGCCAAACGCAATTATGAAAAAAGATACAAGGCAATTTTCGGGAATGGCGCTTCCCCAAGTATCAACCAATATGCAGAAACCGGAGAAGAACAGGCAAAAAGCCGCCGTGAAGCATTCAAAGACCGGCTAAGAGCGCAAGGAAAACTTCCTCGAAAACAATAAACACATTAAAACAGACAAAGAATGAGACAATTAGGAACTTTCAACACTATCAGTCAATCCCAGTCGGGATTTGGCGGAAATTTTCCTGTTTGGTCAAGAGTAAGAGAATTATATCAGGGTGGTGGTATGATTGATGTCGCCGGAATGGGATTAAAGCCTGGTGATATTATACATGCCGGCACAATGGTAAAATTCAATGGAGCAGGCAAACAGGTAGAGGTAATTACAGCAGATGGAGTGACTGGTGTAAAGGCAGTAGTGACGCTTACTATCACTAAAAAGGCATCCGGAAACGGGGATTTGTCTATTGTGTTAGGCGGAAAAAGCTATTCGGTTGCCGTAACAAGCGCATCAGAAAGTACCCCAGAACTGGTAGCTACCAAAATCGAAGGAGCAAAATCTTCTTTTGCAGAATGGGATGTAAAACGTAGTGGGGCTACTGTGACTTTCACACAAAAAACCGCTGCGCAACTTTACGCATACATGTTTATTCCAGGAAATACCGGAGTAACGGGAGATATTGAGGAAACCGTCAAAGGAGCTCCCGCCGGCGGAAAGCTAACCGATGTCAACGGTCTTGTATTTGAAGACGTATGTATCCCCGAAGGCTGTATCCTTGCAACATGCGCTGTTGTGCGCGCAGGCAGAATTTACGCAGACAGGGTGTTCGGTGGCGGCATTCCCAAATCGGTAGAAGCACAGCTGCCTATGATTGAATTTGTGCGTGAATCTGACGAATAAAGAAAGGAGAATAATATGTACACAAGAAACAAAGAATTTTACGACATTGTAGGAAAAGGTCTTGCAGCATTGGGATATACAGGGAATAAACCGCTGGAAGCATGGATTAATGACATGTTTGCCGAAAAATACAATGCGGAACAAACGTTCTCCCAAATGGGGTTCCCGTTAAATCCTAATATTCCTCTGAATCCCACATATGAGCAGATAGAAGCAACAGTCCGTGCATACACGCTGGCTACCTATGTGGATATTGACAGTGATGGCGCAACCAAATCTACAGACGGAATGTCCCTGCAAATGGGTGGATTGCCAACCTTCAAGCATGAGATTGTACTGAGCCGCAAAATCCTAAGAGAAAAAATGATGCTGATGGATACCATCGGCAGTACCACTCCGGAAATTGAGTCTACAATAATGGAGCTTCTGTTTAATGGAGTGGACAGCTTACTTGGTGGTAACTACAATACATTCCTATACCAACGAAATCAAGTTGTATCCAACAAAGGTAAGCTAATCATTGACGCAGCTAACAACCCGCTTGGCATTGCATTGACTATAGATTTCGGTGTGCCTAAAAAGAATATCAAGGATTCTATCTGGTATAAGAAGCCGGAAAGCGAAGCGGTGCAGGAAGAAGCTTTGGGTACTACAATAGACCCGATAAAAGTCATGAGGCAGGTAAGACGCGATTCCCAAGAAAAGGATTTTGCCCCTGCTGGTCACTGGGAATGCTCCAAGACGACCTTTGAGGATTTGATTAACCTTCCGTATTTCCGCCAAATGTACACAGTTGCGACACGCCCGGATATTTCCGATAAAGGCATGCAGTTGGCATTTGCTAATCTTGTCCCCGATGAAACAATCAAAACTTTCATTGAAACGCGTATCGGTGCTGAAATCAGAATTGTCGATTCAATATCCGTAGTGGAGAAATATGACAAATCTTCCAAAGCTATACAATACAAGAATTTGCAAAGCTTTGAAGAGGGAGTATTGGCATATGTTCCAAATGAAGACCTGGGTGATGTACAATGTGGACGTCCTATTTTCATGGAAACACCGGGTGCCCGTACGGCATTGTATGACGGCGGCCGCACTCTGATACGTCAGGTATTCAATGATGAAACCATGACGCAGGTAATCAAATCAGAAGTGACCGGATTGGTTGTTCCTAATAAGGTTCGCTGGTTCTACTACTTGAACATTAAAGGTAAATAACCATGAAGGATTCTCAAAATACAAATACTGGCACTACCATAGAGGAATATCTCCGTGGTTGTGTCGGTTTTGAAGTTACGGACAGTGCTATTTCCACCATACTGATTGACAGGGGAATTGCACCGGGGACGGATGTCAGCACGTTGGAAAAACGCCAGAAAGACTTGTGCCGGGCAGACCTTTATATGTGGTGCGCAAGTACACCGAGCGTAACTGGAAGCGTAGAGGATGCCAATGGTGTATGGAAGCACAAGGAGGGTGGTACACAAAGCTCTGCCTATGACAAACGTAACCTTCGGCAAATGGCAAATGACATATACGCATTGTATGGAGAGAACGTCCGTAAATCATCTGTCAGAATTGTCAACTTGGGTATGAACATGAATAAAAGGTATCCGCTATGAAAGTAAATAATCCACGTTTTCCGCATACATGCAAAGTGTATCGTATTTCCGGAGAAACATCTTTTGACGAAGGAAACGAGACCGTATTGTATGTAGGGAAATGCAACAAGTACGGAAGCACAAGCCTTAGGACATTTACAAAAAGTAATGTCATAAAGAGTGATTATGCAATAGACATTCCTGGACTTGTGAAGGGTATCATTGCGGGAGACCTTGTGGATGTTACCGATTACGGAGGAAGTTTTGAATCATGCGTAGTAACGGATTGTTATCCTACGGAAATGGGAACAACGCTGTATTTCAATCTGGCTAAGAATTAGGGAAATGGGAGATAATGCTAAAGTCTTGGAAGAAGGCAAAAAAAAGATGAGAAATATCATTGATGAATATTTGCTGGATAGAATAACAGAAATCGGAATCAGACTTCTGCAAGACGGAGTAGTATCAGCCAAGTACCATAATGTAACCGGAAATACTCTAACTTCATTAGCTGTTGGAATTTATTATAGAGGTAAATTATCTCGTATAATTACCGCCGTTGTGACACAAGGATTAAAAAATCCTACCCGCCCCAAGCTTAGCAGAGGAGACGGTATTGGCGTGATAATGGTCCAAAGTTATGAAAGTGGTAAGTTTATTCCCATAAAAAAATACAACTTGGTTGGCACCAACGGGGAGTACGGTTTAACCACTTCTGTAAATTTCCTCAAAGCATATAAAACTCCAAATGATGGCATAGGATTAGTGATGTGTACAGGTACGGAATATTCTAACTACTTGGAGTCAAAGAAGGGGTTAAATGTACTGTCAGATACATTTGATTACGCGGAAAGCATTGCTAAAATGACCTTTAAACCAATGAAATGATATGGGGTACGAACAGGATTTTAAATACAAAGACGCGCTTAAATCATTGTTTGACGCAGCAAAGACGGTAAGTGAGAATGTGTTCACAAATGACCGTCCCGCTGCTGTGCCTAAGCAAATGGATAATTTCATTGTGGTGTCATTGCCCGGCTTGTTGTCTTCCATGACCTATGGCAGCGGATTTGGAAATATCCGTACCTATTGCACCATTGAAGTGTATGTCAGACAGAAAAAGGGAAGTGCGGAAGACTTGGAACAAATGGACACTATTGTAGGAGATATTCTTTCCCTATTCCCTATCAGCGACAATTTCATAAGTGCCTCAAACCCCAAATTGACCTTGAAAGGAAATGACGGATTAGGGTTCAGCGCAACATTGATAAGGACTGACCTTGTGATAAAATAAACATAAAATAAAACGATTAAAACTATTTATTATGGCAATGAAAACAAAGCAGGAATTGAAAGATGTATTTAGCGGTCTTTCATCCATTATGTTGGTAAAGGGTGGCATTGCAAATTTTGCCACGGTAACTCCGGATTTTGATTTGCCCGTTACCGTAGATACCCTTTCCTTGTCCCAAGCAGAACCGACATTAAACCGTACAAAGGTGCACGGTCTGCAAGCGGATTGGGCTGTCACCAGTACAGCAGGAGATATTACTTTCGCTGCTACCGTTCCAAGTGTAAGCAAGGAATTGGTAGAATATTTTCTTGGGAAAACCACTGAAATTGCGCAAGCGACTATCAACAACCAGCAATTCAAGGGATTCTCTGCTGTGCTAAACAGCAAGAAACTGAACGTAGGATTTGCGCTTATAAGTGACGACGGAGAAAAATGTCTGCTTGTAAAAAGAATGGCCGTTTACGCACGCCCCTTGTTTGAGAATGCGTCCACTACCCCATTCGCTTTTGCGCTTAGCGGAACTATTGAACTTGAAGATGGTGCTTCGTCCGGCTCCTCTTCCGAAGATAATATCGCTTTCTTGACAAAAAAAGCCGACTGACCGTAGCTCCAGCTTCCCTGTCTTTTACCAGCGCGGCAGATAATACAGGGAAAACCATTACCGCAACAACCAAGGAAAGCTCTGTCTCTGCTTCATCAACGGAAACATGGTGCAAAACCTCGGTTAGCGGGAAAGTGGTGACGGTCAAAGTCGACGAGAATAGCGGAGCAAAAAGGACTGCTACGGTCAGCATATTCACCGCCAATGAGTTCAGTGCGGTGGAAGTTACCCAGGACGGTTCTTTGATTTAAAAATATGGCGGTGTGCGTTATTGCCGCCGCCTTCTCCTTTTTCACACATTACAATAACACAGCATGAACGATAAAACAATAAATCAACCTACCACAGCAGAGCAGAAAACGCTTGACGACGTGCTGGAGAACAGCATAGATTATATTACGATAAGAGGAAAAAAGTTCGGTATAAAATGGCTGCACCGTGGAACAATACGAAAATTAACCCATGTCTTACATTCCTGCAAAAGTGAGGATGAAGTTACTGCCAAATGTGCCTCTCTCATTATTCTGAATAATTGGTGGAAGATAAGACTTTTCCATTGGATATACTGGCGTATGCTATGGAAAAAATACACAGACACAGAGTTAACCGATATTGTTGTTATCGGTAAAAAAAAAGTGGAATTGCAGAAACTGGAATACTTGAATGCTACCATGTTCTTGACCGGAATGAGAGACACGATAATGACGATGACGAGAAAGGAAGCAGAACGTATCCTTCAAGAACTTCGGCAGGAGCAGCATTTGCAAACGGAGAAAAACACCCAGAGCTGACACGACCGTTAATTCTTCTTTGGGGAATGATTAATATCCCTAATTGGTATATGGACTGGGTATTGACCTGTGCTCAATACGAACTTCTGATGTGCGATGCTCCGATTGTAGTGTATGACAAAGCAGACACAGAACAAAAAACGCACACAGCGAAAGAAATGGAAGATTTAAAAAGGAAGTGGGAAGAAAAGAGAAAAGAGCGGGAAATGAAAGGGCAAAGACTTTCCCTCAATGATTTTATAGTAAACGGTATTAACGCTATCCCCCAAGATACAAAACAAGAATAAATATGGCAGACCTCGGAAATTTGAATTTTGGCGTTCACTTGAAAGATTATACAGAACAAGAGTACGAAGCTATCAAGAAAAAACTTGTGAATATGCACGTCACGACCAGTGCAAAGGTTGGATTAAAAGTAGATATAAAGGAGATTGAAGACAAGGTAGAAGCCTTGCTGAAAAACAAGACCTACAAGGTAAAGCTGGATGTAGATAGCGAAAGTATTAAAAAACTCAAGGAAGCTTTTAAAGGACATGGCGTTGATGCAAGCGAACTAAGAGCCATGAGGGGAGTTTCGCAGATAATCCGTGCAGATGCTTACGTTAACTCACAAAAAGCCCTTGAACAGCTTAGGATTGCCCGAATGCAGGCTGCAAAGGCTTCCGATACGCACAATGCGGCAATGAAGAGGACAAACACTACAATGTCTTCTCAATCACGGATAGCCGGAGAACTGAAAAATCAAATCGCCAATGTGTATTCCATATACACTTTAGAGCGTTTTGTAAGGGGATTATATACCATTGGCGGAGAGTTTCAGAAACAACGCATTGCCCTTACCTCCATTCTTGGAGACAGTATGAAGGCGGAAACCATATTCAATCGCATTAAGGATTTGGCGGTTGTCTCTCCGTTTCAGTTCAAAGAACTGGCTTCATACACCAAACAATTGTCCGCATACAGCATTCCGTATGAAGAGCTTTACGATACGACCAAACGACTTGCCGACATTTCCGCAGGTGTGGGTGTCGATATGGGACGTATCATATTGGCGTACGGGCAGGTGCGCAGTGCAGCTTTTCTCCGTGGGCAGGAATTGAGGCAGTTTACCGAGGCTGGTATTCCGTTGGTGGACGAGTTGGCGAAACGGTTTACTAAGCTTACGGGAGTAGTGACATCTGCCGGAGATGTATTTGACAAAATCAGCCGGAAGGAAGTAAGCTTCGGGATGGTGAAGGATGTCCTCTGGGATTTGACCAACGAGGGAGGCAAGTTCTACAACATGCAGGAGGCTCTTGCGGAAAGCCTTGCAGGCAAGTGGAGCAACTTGCAGGACGCTTGGGATGTGATGATGGCTGACATTGCGGAAGGCAATAGCGGTGTACTTTCAGATAGTTTAGAGCTGCTTACTGATTTAATGAAACATTGGGAGGCTGTCGCAGGTATACTTGGTATACTTGTAGGAATTTATGGCTCTTATAAAACGGCTGTGATAGCTGTAAATGTAGCACAAAAGTCTTCTTTTGCAATCAGTCAAATGCAAGCGTATTATACATGGTTAAACAAAGGAGTCAAAGTCACCAAAGCAGCCGCAGTAGCACAATGGGCACTTAACTCGGCAATGAAAGTCAATCCGTGGGTATTTTGGATAACCACATTAGGCGCTATAGTTACAACATTGACAGTATTCCAAGAAAAAGTTGAAACGGTTGCTGAAAAAACAAAAAAACTAAATATTGAGTTCTCAAAAAACATAGAGAAGATTAAAGAAGAGGAAAGTAAAGCTAAAGGATATATCTCTCGAATATTCGATAAAACAAACGGGATTGATGCTCAAAGAAGGGCATATCTAAACCTTCAAAAAATATATCCCTCTCTCTTTGAGAATATGAAATTTGAACAATTTCTTTTAGAAGGGGAATATCAAGCCATCCAAAAAGTGTTATCTGCATCAAAAGAAAGAGAAAAAGTAAAAAGCGCAGGACTTGTAATCGGTGCGACTAATAATAGAAATGAAGCTCAAAGAGAACTTAACAGATTGAAATCTCGCAGAGAATATTATCAATCACTGGACGGGTATGAGAATGTCATAGAGTCCTTAGATGAAGATATAAAAAAACAAGAAGAGGTTTTATCGCAAGCTCAAAAAACACTGAATGACGCATTAGAAAATTATTCAACTTACAAGATAAAGAAAGACGACAAGAATTCTGCATGGTTCAAGAAAGCGACCGAATTGTATGAAAAATTCGGTATAGAAAGGTTAAAGCCTGATGCAGAAGGCGGTCTGCAAAAATACATAGAAAATATAATCGGTGCTAATGAGGATGCGTCCTCTACTCTTAGCGAATGGACTAAAAAGGAAGGAGAATGGAATGAAGAAACTCGTAAAAGTATAGACAAAGCCAAGCTGTTAAAGAATGCCACAGATGAAATACTAAAAACATTCGGGCGTGTAACCAAAGAGACCCAAAACACGAAAGACCCTATCGCCGAACAATGGGAAGCCCGTACCGACCTCATAGACAAAGCCGTTTCCAGCTATGAGAAATGGAGAAAGATAGAAGGAGAAGAAGTCGCATCCCAAAGGGTGAAGGACATTTCTGAATTTGCCCCTATCTTTGATAAGAGCAGGGTCAATTTGGACTTAAAAGACCCAAGCAGGGCTTACAAATACATCCAAGGGCAGTTAGACCGGAGCAAAGAGAAGCAAGAAGATTTATACATTTCTCTTGGTGTCAAGATTGACAAGGCGGGAATTGACAGTGCAAAGCAAGAAGTTGATAATGCCTTAAAGGAGATAGAAAGGTATATCTCTGAATCTGGGAAGAAATGGGATTTATACAAACAATTATTTGACATAACTGGAAGTAGAGAGCAATCTATGAGCATTGCTTTCGGCGGAGAGATTGGTTTCGATAGTTTAATAGATGAATTAAAGGCTAAGCTAAGAAAAAAAACTGGGGCTTATTCTGACATGCCGGTGGATATAGTGCTTGGATTGGATGAAAAGGCAATTAGAGAAAAGTTTGGAAAATCAGCAAATGAGATTTTATCTCTGCAAAAAGAAATCAATGATAAAATTCAAGAAAAGAATGATTTTAGCCTGATTGATGAACAAAAAACTATAATGGAGTTTGCCTCTATTGAGAAAAAAATAGAGGCGGTAAAAGGCAAATATCAAGAACTAATTGATTCTGCAACAACCCAAGAAGGGAAAGAGGCGTATACTCAAAAAATGAACAAAGAGATACAAGAGTTAAATGACGAATCAATCAAGTTATTACCTCTTTGGCAGAAGCTCTTCGGAGATACCACTAATATGGGATATAACAATCTTCGTAGGCTGGTGAATGAAGCTAAAAAGTTCTCTGAATCGGCGATTGAACAAAAAGACCCGATAACCGGCAAAAGCCAATTTGAGCTAACGGACAATGATAACAAAAAACACATTTTATCATTAGAAGAATATCTTCGGCTTCTAAAACAAATAGAGAAAACGCAAAACGAACTAAACTCTCAAAATCCATTTCAAGGAGTTATTGACGGGTTTCAAAAACTTAAAGCAGCAGAGGGTGAAGAGGAGAAGCAAGACGCCTTAAAGGTGATTGGTAGCAATGCTAATGCAGCCGCACAAATGATACAAGGTGTCACCGAAGCATGGGCGAATATGTTCAGCGCATTCGGTAATGACGATTTGGCTGATACTCTTGGACTTGTAGGAGAGTTAACCGGGGAATTGGGAAGTTTAGTAGAAGGGCTAACAAGTGGGAACCCCATACAAATGGCCTCCAGTGCTTTATCGTTTATACCTAATATTATCGGAAGCATTGCCAAAGCGCACGACAAGAAGCTTGATAGGGCTATTGAAAAGAGTAAATTACGAGCCCAAGAGCTACAAAATGTATATGATGCAATAGAAAGGAGCTTAGAACATTTCTTAGGAAGTGGAACTGAAATGAAGCTGGTCGATGCAGAAAAAGACAGAAGCGAGCTTATTCAGCTAAACAGCCAAATCGAAGCAATACGAAAAAAGGATAAGTTAAATATTTTTGACGAGGTTGCTTTATCCCGATATTCTAAGGAGGCAGAAAAACTCAATAAACGGGTTTCCGCATACGATGAAGGGGGAGCATACGGTTATCAGCGGGCGTTGATGGAAGAACAAATCTCTGAATTGGAAAAACAAAAGCAGGCTGAACTCGACAAAAAAGACGTAGACCAAAGCAAGGTTGCCGACTATGAAGCCCAAATTGCAGAAATGCAACAGCAAGTCAAGGATTTTGCAGAGGAAACAGCAGAAACGCTATACGGAATAGACTTAAAAGGGTGGGCATCAGAACTTGGGGATGCCTTATATGAAGCTTGGCAAAAAGGCGAAAACGGAGCAGAGGCTTTTAGGAACAAGGTTGCTGACATCATGGGAAGCGTTATGAACTCCGTACTTAAAATTGGCGTATTAGAGCCGGCAATGAAACAACTACAGGCAATGCTTTTTGGTGAAGATGGTATGAGTGGTTATTTCGGAAAGGATTTCTCTCTTGACAGCAAAGAGGTAAAAGGCATAGCCGATTATTTAATGAGCCTTGACAAGAAAACAGACGCTTACTATAGTGCACTTGACGAAGTAGACGCATACATGAAGAAAAAGTATGGGGTAAGCTTAAAAGAAAGCGAAGAAAATAGCTCCAGCTTGTCTAAAGGAATACAAGAAAGTATAACAGAGGACACCGCTAATATTTTGGCTTCTTACATAAACGGTATTCGCGCAGATGTAAGTGTAAAACGCGCTTTGCTTGAAAAGTGGGGAAACGAGATTCTTCCGAAATATAATGTTATAGCCGAACAACAACTTACTCAATTGAGGGCAATAGCCAATAATACGTTAAGAAGTGCCCAAAATACCGAAGCAAACGTTGCTTTAGTACAAGAAGTTAGAGATATGCTAAGTATAGTGATAGACAGAAGTGGAAGAAAAATTAAAATATAATACGTTATGAACGAAAAAGAATTAAGCAAAACATTACTGAACCAGGCTATTACGTTTGGTTTATGCCAACCGTGGCAACACGCATGGGGGAATCCTACCCAACAAGGATTAATTGACAAGTATCTGCATGGAATTGATTTTGCCATTAAGCATAATTACCCCACCAACACTTTCATAAAAGAACACTTCGACAAAGACCTTCTCCACAAGAATAATATTTTTGTGGATGAAGATGTGCAGAAACGCAACATGTCACAAATTTCTGTTTTGAACGGAAATTGTAAAGGTACTCTCCTATTTGATGGCTTTTCTGTATGTGATATTTACGTGCGCCATGACAGTGAAGTAACCATTGACTGTTCACAGTATTGCAAGGTATTCATTAACGTGTACGACCGGGCAAAAGTAAATGTTATCCAAAAGGATATAGCATCGGTATATGTTTACATTCATGGAGAAGATTGTATTGTGGAAACCGATGGGGATGTCATGCAAAGAAAAAGCCAGGCTTAATGTCTGGCTTTATTGTTTTACCTAAATAATAGTCAATTTATAAGCTTGCAAGCCACTTCTTGCCTTTTCGAGTATTCAGCCAAAGAGCAAATAAAAGGGCTAAAGCCCCAGAACCTCCTAAAACGATTAATAGACCTTCCATAATTACCTCCTTATCACTTTATAACCAATATAAGCAAATACTATTGTTGAAAAAGCTCCAATCAAAAGCAAAAGCCAATATAACTCATTGTTTGAACTTGTGAAAAATGACACAGCCCCACCTGCTACCATTGCAGCAAATGATGTTTTTGCCAAATCATAAAAGAACTTTCCAAGCGTCTCTCGGCTTATTTTCTCTTTTTCCTTGCCCTCTTTCTTTACTTCTTGCCTTTCGCTCCAATTGCCCATTTGTGTTATATTAACGTACAAATATAGAAAGAACGAACGAAAGAACAAACAAATAAACAAATAAATATCCGATAAATCGTTTTTTAACAAATACGATTCAAGAATGAATAAGGTTAATTATTAATACTGAAGGTTACGTGTTTGCGTAGCTCACTTGATAGGTTTCAACGGGCTATCTTTTTTTATTTTTCCTAATGGCTTGTTTATACAATACGCCCAAGTATACCCCGTTATTATGGCTTCTGTCCTCCAATCAATTAAAGTAGTATCATTTTTCTCCATATCATCATCTACTTTAAAGGCGAGTGTCTTACTAAATTCAATTCTATTTTCTAAGTTGTCATTATCCATATAGCCGTTTTTTCTGTAAAAATAACGAAAATCTAAATATAATATATGCTCCTAATAACAATTCGCATGTTTAAGAGCACCTATATAAATATTCTCTCATTTTTTAGATTAAAAGTTAGAAAATTAATTATCTCTTGTATATATAAAGAAACAAATTCCCTAATTGACTTTTTCACAAAACAAGAAAAGCGGAGAAACTCCGCTTGACTTGATGTGATATTAAATACAAAACATTATTTATTCATGCGTTTTATAAATGATATATCAGACAATAAAACATTCTTTTCGTTATTCGACAATATCTCATCATCTAATGTCACTATTTCTTCCAAATATTCAGTAAAATTAGAACCATCTTTGTTTACTTTTTCTTTGTACAATTCAAGAGCTTTCGGTAGGCCTTTTATTCTACCTTCCCCATAAGTATCAGATAATAATTTTAATATATCAATATTCACTTCTGAATATTCATTCCCCTCATGTAATATCTGTATTTTAGCATCGTCGTCAGCATCTTTATCTTGCCTTTCTATTATGATAGACAATATGGAACTTACTCTCTTTATAAACTCTTTGGCTTCTTCATACTTCGCTTTTATTTGAATGGTTGGCATTGATAGGTTGTTAATCGTTATAACCATTGAGTAAATAACCACTTCTTGCGTTTTTGTAGTAGAAGTTCCTTCAATCCCTCTTTTACCTGTAGCCCCTCCGATTACCGCTCCTGTGCCGCCTAAAAGTACACCTCCTACGGCCGCCCTACCCAGCATGCTTGAGGTTTTAGCTTTTGAAGTCCCGCTTGCAGAAGTAGTAGACGAACTAATTCGTCCGTCCTCATATATATCTACTTTTATGACATCAGAGAAATTAAACATCCATGTTTCTTCTCCATATTTAAGATATACAACTTTGGTTGCTTCATACACCTCTATTTTGGAATACGGACATTTGGACTGATATTCATAAGATATTTCACCATATTTTTTTATTCTTTCTTCTTTTTCTGCTTCTTCCTTTTCCTTTCTTTTTTCATCTTCCAATTCTTTTTTTCTTCGCAATTCTTGTTGCCTTTCTTCTCTTTCTTTTTCATTATCTGATTTACTCACAGCCTTAGATATGGCAATAGCAACCCCTCCTAAAGCCCCTCCTAAAATATAATGACCTGAAAATATTGCAATAGCTGCCATCAATATACCTGCCCCTAATATTATACCCCCAATTTCTGACATACCATTATTCTGTTGTTCTTGGCTCATATTAATCTAAAATTAAAACATAAATACTAATTACAAATCTTTAATAAATTCAACAGCTTCATCATAATCAAGACCTGTATATTCTTGGTATTCTTCAATAGCTTGTTCTATAAAACCTTTTTCTTTTAAAACCTGCCACTTATGTAATTTTTGCTTAAACTCATTAGAAGATTTATCAATTTCCTTTTCTATTTTTTGCGACAACACTTTAGCTTCTCTTCTTTTTCTTACACTCATATTAGTGTTTTTAACCACATCTGCCTCACAATCTTCCGGCTGTTTTATTTCCACTTTATTAGGATTTAATTCTATTTTTGGCATTTCTTTCATCTTTTCTAATGTTGAAATCAAAACCCCTAATTTATCATCAACGTTCTTAGAATGCTTTTCAAATAGATTTTGAATGTCAATTACCCTATTTGTCATTCCCCATACTTTAAAGAAAAGTATAATACTAAGAATCCCCCATATAAATGAGAAGATGTAAATAAGTCCCATTATAAAATCTTCCATACTACTTTTATTATTTATTAAAACATGTAGCAAAGATACTTCTTTATTAACATCCATTGTCGTTATATATAGCATGTTATATAACATGTTTATTGTTTTTATAATGTACTAAATTAGACAAATCGGTCAATTTTCTATATATTTGCATAACAACTTAGAAAACAAACGAAATTAATTAATTTTCTTATAAGAAGTTTGCTATTTCAAAGATAAGGGCTATCTTTGCGGTGCTTGATACAACATAATAACTCTTGGGCAAAATAAAGCGAACAAATTTTGTACAAGATATTGGGAAACCCTCTAAGGTGGCAGAAAGGAAACAATCTGCGACTTCTATGCCCTGCGTATGTTGTGTCAAGCACACCTACGGAGGGTTTCTTTTTATCATAATTCGTTATAATATGCTTGACACAACGAATGAGTTAATTCCAAATCAGAAAGGTATGACCTCTCTTCAAATAGCAGAGGTCACGGGTAAAAGGCATGATGCTATCTTACGAGACATCAGGAACTTACTCAAACAAGGAGTAGCTGCCCACAATTTTGTGGAGACCTCTTACACTGACAAATCTAATAGGCAAAGCCCTTGTTTTAATCTCACCCCTAAAGGTTGTCTTATTCTTGCATCAGGTTATGATGCGGTTCTGCGCGAAAGAATAATCAACCGTTTAGAATACCTCGAAAATGAGAAAAAAGTTATCAAGACTCCACAAACTTATCTTGAGGCATTGGAAGCGTTAGTAGCTTCTGAAAAGGAAAAGGAACAACTCCGTATTGAAACAGAGCAGCAACAAAAGCAAATCGAGCAGAAAGATGCAAAGATTACCAAACTCCAGCCTAAAGCCGATTTTGCCGAAGCCGCTTTCAAAGCAGAGGGCAAAGTAGACATAGGTCAAGCCGCAAAGATACTCAATCTCGGTTTTGGTAGGAACACCCTTTTCGGGAAGCTAAGGGATGCGGGCATATTCTTCAAAGACAGGAACGAACCGAAACAAAAGTATATTGACGCAGGCTACTTTGAAATGACGCTGTTGCCGCCAATACGCAGAGACAACCACCCAGACATATTATGCCAAAAGGTGTTTTGCAAACCAAAAGGTCTTGCCTACATCAACCATCTATTTGGCGGAAAACCTTCTGACAGAAAGATTTCGCCTATAAAATAGTATAGCACAACAACACATATTTGCGTAGTATTTAGTAAATTTGCAGAAAACGAGTAGGTTATGGAACGGATTAAATTAACAAAGGAAGAGAAACAAGCATTCCGGATTGTTGCGGAGTTTGGCGGGAAATGCCCGGCAACATATCCACAGCATGTATTTACTGCTTCCATCCGTTCTATTGAAAGAAAAGGATTGGTGAAGGCTAATTATGTAGTTGGCGGTCATGTATGGAATGTCAAACTCACCGAAGAGGGTAAGCACTATCTTGCCGTTAACCCCAACTTACACAATCCTATCAATTGGAATTTGATATTTGCCATTGCAGGTGTACTTATATCTATCATAGCCTTATTCGTTAGCTGCATGAAGAAATACTAATCACGCTATTTTAATCATCCGGCAGTCGGTTCCAATGCCCGACAGCCACAACTATACCCAAAAATATATTGCCACGTAAACAAGCATAGATGCACGTTGAGGTTTCGACCAACGTTCACGTTATGATACCCCGCCAGTAATACGGCTGGCGGGCAGGTGGCAGGAATAACGACTAAAACAAATATTCATCATGGAAGAAAAGATATATAACTTGCAGAAAGAGAACAAGCTCCTCAAACTTCAATTATTGCGCCTATCCGAAGATATTGAACTGATGTATGAAAAGATGGAAGAACTTGAAAAGAAACTCAAGGAGAAGCGGATAAAGAACCCCTACATGAAAATCGTGTCACCCGACAGATAGTATTCATTGCAAATATAATGTAAGCCGGGAAGCCATATCAATTTTCTAATATTTTACTTGATTATTTAGAAAATATACCATATATTTGCAGTATTGATAATACAAGCCAAAGAGCTGATTAACGGATATGCCGTTGATTGGCTCTTTTTGTTTTTTTACAACACAAACTCAAAATAACACATGGCAAAGCCTTACAGTATCTATTTTCAGAAAAGTAAGCTGGGGAGTCCTGTTATTGACACCAAATCCCAATGGGGGATTGTGTGCAAGGACTTCCCTTTTACTGTATATGGAGATATTAAGGATTTGCCCAAAAGGGACTGGATAGACCAAGACGGAGAAGACACCTTTTTCCCCGAAGAACTCTACGTACAAGCCTATGATATAGAAGTAGAGTTTGCCTATAAAGGTGATATGGGAACAGCCAATGAAAAGATTGTCGCCTTCCTGGACTATCTGATAGGAAAAGACGGTTACGGAACAGAATTAAAAGTTTATGACACCTATACCCAAATAGGCAGACAGGGGGTTTATTTTAAATCTATAAAACCCGACCTTTTTGTCCGCAAGACGGATGAGGGAGATGTCGTAACTTTCAACACTGCATTTCGGGTAACCGACCCTAAAACACAAATTATTCTTACGGCATAATGGGACGGTTTATAATATACAGCAAAGACGGGCAGACGCAACGATGTGTCGCTAACAAGTTAGAGTATAACGGAGAGTTCATGGGAGCTTGTTCCGTTAACATTACCGTTACGTCCCCCACTCCGATTGATTTTACAGTCGGGGACTATCTGATATATCGCGGAGAAAGATTTGAAATAAACTACGACCCTACTGAATTGAAGCAAGCCTCCAAAAATACATACGGAGAGGCTTTCAAATATGAGAACGTAGTTTTCAACTCTCTTGCAGATGAACTGACAAGATGCGAATTCCTGGACTATGTAAAAGAGGATAACTTAATTCACTACTCTTCCCTACCTACATTCAGTTTTTACGCTGAAAGCATAAATGCTCTCGCAGAAAGAATACAGGTGAACCTTGACCGTATCTATAAAGGAGAGCAAAAATGGACGGTTACGGTGCATCCCGAATATGTTAATGAGACTAACAAATCCATATCAATAAGCAGTATAAACGTTTGGGACGCACTTGCTTTGGTAAATAGCGAGTTTAAGGCAAATTTTATCATAAGAGGACGAACGATAACAATAGGCACTGCCGGAATTGCAGTAGGAAACATGTTCGGGTATGGAAAGGGAAAAGGGCTGTACTCCATACAAAAAACCGCGGACTCGTCACAGAAGATAATTACCCGCCTAAGAGCATATGGTGGTACCAAAAACTTACCGTACAACTATTATACAACATATGGAAGTCCTATTGTCGAAGCTCCCATCGAGGATGTATCTTACGGATATGACCCTAATACACATTTGATAGACGGCGCTGTTGTGACTCTTCCTTTTTATATGAAATTCCTATCCGACACAGCATTGTATGATGTGACAATTAATGGGCACTCTTATAAAATGAGAAGAGGTAGCTTTCTTGGGAAATGCTACGTTTTGTTGAATAGCGAAGCCGACAAGGACAACGTCCGCATAGGCGCAAAGATGCGGATAGAAAAAGGCATTGAGACGGACAATGTTCCAAGAAAGTACAAAAGACCTTCCGGAGCATTAGTCCCCAATAATATGGCTGTTAAAAACTTGATGCTTCCTGATTTTCCGGAAAAGACACTTGACCCATACCTTGATAGTAAAAACATAGATATTATCGGAGTTCGGGAAGGTTCGGTTTTCTTTGACGGGAGCGATACTTCTTTGCCGGAAATATATCCGTCTATGGAAGGAATGACGGCACAGCAGTTGAAAGACGCGGGAATAATCGTAAATGCTACCGGAGCGTTGGATGAAATCGCTTCCGATTCAGTGAATAAGGATAATACGCCAATCGCGGATGATGGTTACTTTGAAGAAGGGGAAACCATCCCACCGTTCAAAATATATCTCAAAGACATTGGATTTGACATAAACGATTATCTAACAGGGGAAACCGCCACCATATCCATGAAAAGCGGAATGTGTGGTGGGCGTGAATTTGAAATACTTGGAGATGCAGACAAGCCCGTAAAACAAGGTGACATGTGGGTCTTGACATGCAACAGAGTCTATGATGAAGGGCTGAATCTTTATTTCCCATATAAGGATTTTACTATCAAAGCCGGAGATAAATTTGTGCTTTTGGGTATTGATATGCCGGATGTGTATATAAAAGCCGCTTCCCAAAGATTGCTAACAGCTTCCAAAGAATATCTTGCAAAAAATGATTATGTAAGATATACTTACGAGCCTAAAGTAGACGAAATATTTATGGCGCGTCACCCGGAACTGCATGACAGTATAAAGGAAGGTGATTTAATGTTATTCGAGGATGAAGACTTAAACATCAACGGGAGCATTATTATTGACAGCCTTACAATAAAGGAAGGAGACGCTCTCATCCCAACGTATGATATTACCCTTCGCAATGACAAAGCGGTAGGAACTTTAGAAAAGATACAGAATCAGATAGACTCAATTGTAGGCGGGCAAGGCGGTGGAGGATTAACTACCCAACAAGTGGAATCAATCATTAAAGCCTTTGGAGAAAAGCTGTTTTTGAATAAAACCAAACCTGACCAAACCAGCTATTTAATAAAGTTCTTAGGCGGATTATTTTCAGACTACATCCAGTCCATGAACTTTTCTTCCGGTGCTCTCGGTGAAGGCTTTGTTATTAAAGTAGACAGCAAGACGGGAGACAGCTATTTGGAAGTAGACCATATGTTGGCACGCAAAAGTGCCACGTTTATTGAGTTGCTGATACAGCGATTACGCCAGGTTGGCGGTCAGATAATACTTTCTCCCGCATCCATGTCATGTTCTAAGGTAGAGGAATACGATACCTTTTACCGCTGTTACTTCGAGAACACAGACGGGGAAAAGACCATTGTTCAGGAATTTGTAATAGGAGACCAAGCCCGCAGCCAGACATTCAACATCAAGCCAGGCGTACATGAGAATGTCTCTAATACCTACTATTGGCGGTTGGTGACAAGCGTAGGTGACAATTACATAGACCTTTCGAAGAGCGACTGTGACACGGGGTCTGCCGCACCACAAGCAGGCGATGACATTGTACAGTTAGGCAACCGGACGGATAAGACCAGACAGAACGCCATCGTATTGGCAGCATACGGGAATGATACTCCGAGCTTCCGTCAGTATGCAGGGATTGATTCTTATTCTTTGACTGGTAAAGAAGTGACAGCTTTCAGTCCTAATGGGAATAAAGTTACTGGTGACTTTATCCTGAAAACGGGTGTGAATATCCTTACCCAGTTCAAGATATTGGAAGATTTGATTTACTCTGAAATCTCCAAAGTGCTTGACGAGGTGCAGGCAGAGGATAATTACCTGTACAATGCGGCATTTGCAAGCAATACGAACGGTTGGGAAACAAAGAACGATGTTCGTTTCTTTACTGTAAACGGAAAGTTCTTATTGGTTAACGACAAGTTCTATTCCCGTAAGGATGCTATGGCTGCCATTATCAGAGACGGAGATAGAAACGTGCTTCGTATTCTTTCTTCCGGAATTAAACAGTCAAATGCGGACTTAGCCAATAAGCCTACCTATGAGGAAGGAGAAGAACCGAAGAAGTTCTTTATCTCTTTCCGGTATAAGGTAGCTACAGCCGGAACGCTGACAATAGGATTTCCCGGTCAGAACCTGCATTTCACCGAACATCTTGAACCGGGCGAGGAATACGCAATGAAGGAGTATTCCGGCGCATGGGACGGAACGGGCGATTTTGAGTTGAAGTTTACGGGGGATATATACATACATTCGCTGGCATTGACCGATAATGCCTACGAGGATATGATAACAAAGTTTGAAACCCAGCTAAGCCAAACTAATGAAAAGATTGAAGCTGTGGCAAAAAGAACATCCAATCTTGAAAGCAAAAGCGCGGGATGGTTAACCACTGCGGATGGTGTCAAGATTTGGGCTGCTGCGGAGTTTGAAAATGGAGTAAAAGCTTCGTCCTTGTTTAATGTGTCGGCGGAAAGTATAACGTTAAAGTCGCAACATATTAAGTTGGAAGGTATAATTACCGCCAATGGAAATATCAAGATACACGAAGATGGCTCTATTGAATGTCATAACGGCTCTTTTACGGGAGAGATAAATGCAAACAGCGGGGTGTTTAAAAATGTAAGAACTCCTAACAACTCTTTGGTGATAGACGAAAATGGGAATGTTAGCATTGTTGGCAAAATATCAACCGCTTCGTCAGGTACAAAAATAGAAATAAACCCAAATTCAAACAGCCTAAAATTTTATAATTCAAAAGGATATGATGTGGGTGGAATTTCATTCCTTGATAGTGGAGGCGGAGGTACTTCTGTTACTTACCCAAGATTAAAATTGGACAATATAGCAAGTGATGGCAACTTAACTGCGTCTACCACCCTTTTTGCAGGGTCATTGTCAATGATTTCAAATTTAAGTGGGTCAAGATACCAAGTGTCTCTTGGCATCGACGGACTTTCTTTTTATAAAGATGGAAGATTAACTAAATCATACCCAAGCTCATGAAAAAGATAAATTTTAAACAATTACTGATTGCTACGGACATTACCCGTAAGCATTGTGAAAATATAGATTGTAGAGAGAATTTTGCGAATGTATTATACCGGAACGGTAACGGTATCGCATCACATGCACTCGCTTTGAAGATATACAACTCCAATGAAGAGACAGAGTATAGTGATGAAGAAGTGGCCCTGATACAAGAGCATGCAAATGCTTTTTGCAAACCTTTCTTCATTGACGCGCTCAATCGTGCTATCAACAATCAACCGGAAGAAGTAACCGATAAACAGGAATAATTATGGCTTGGACAGAACAGGATTATCAAGAAATAGTTGCCCGTCTTATGGCTAACTCCATAGGGGTTAATGAAGTACCGAATGCGGACAAAGCGGATGATGTAACATCATTGCCTGCATTTAAACCTTCAGGAAGCAACAGTGAAGCTTCTGTGGTCAATTATCCTTTAGAATTTTTGAAAGGAGAACAAGGCGAGCCAGGTATACAAGGAGAACCTGGGAAGTCATTTAAGGTGGCCGGCGAATACGCCACCCTTGAAGCCTTGAAATCTGCCGTTCCCGATGGTTCGGCAGTTGACGGGTTCATGGCTGTAGGTACGGAAGCCCCTTATGATTACTACGCATGGGTGAACGGTGAATGGGTAAGCCAGGGGAAGATTGGCGGTATAGACGAAGCGCCAACTGATGGCAAGGCATACGGTCGTAAGAATGGGAATTGGGCGGAAGTTCCTGAAAAATCCGACGTCCTCACCAAAACCAACAGTGAAAGTTTCACCCCTACGGGCGATTACCAGCCTGCAACGAAGAAGTATGTGGATGATAAACACATTATGCTTACGATTACAGATGAAGCTCACCAACAGTTAATTTCAAATCAAGAAGTTAAAGCAGGAGAAGCCGAATCAAAAATAAATCTTGTATTTGGAAGCATTGATAATTTTAAAAATATTATACAGAGATTATTAAGTGATAATATTTTATTCCTAAAAATTACAGAAAAAGAAATCTTTAAAGTAAGTACGAGTCACACATATTGCAATCCCGATAATGGAGCTTATGAACTTTCGTTTATTTATACTTATACTTCTATTGCCGATGCAAATAATATTAGCTTAGTTACAAAAAGAATTTTTATTGCATTGAATTCAAATACTACAAATTTTTTCGTAGTAAAAGATATACTCGTTTCCGACAACCTCACCACCATCACCAAGAAAACTTCCGATGAATATAATAACATTGCTTCTAAAGACAATGAAACAATGTATGCTATAACAGATGCTTGATATGAGAGAGATAATAATTTAGAGCGGAAATATAAACCCTGATATTAAAAATGGAGATAGTTAGATATGGTTAAAATTGAAACTACACCTATTAGTAATCTTGCTGTTGGAAATAAAAATATTGATTTGCTTAATATCGGTAATAATGTTGTTTATGCCGGCTATTCTTATCCTTGTGTTGGTGAGTATAATTTTAATCCTATTACTCTTCAACAATATATTGATTTGCCTTATGTTGGAGACCCTAAAAATTATACAAGTAACCTATACTTTTCAAAATATATAGAAAGTTTTGAATATAGAATTGTATTAGCTGGTGCAGATAGCGGTTTTAGAGTTTGTCCTCTTAATGAGCAAGTAGTTCCTGGTGTTTACGGTGGTGTTATAAACAACGGTAATTATGCTGCTCTGATTGGTATGTGTGCTCCTCGTTATATTATCAACGAAATGAATACTCCAACGATGCTTACTGAATTTAAAATTGATGGTAAATTATACAGCTATAATTATATAAGAAAGTAATTATAAGAATTGAATTTAACTTATTTGATTATGAGAGTAAAAGTATTTTATGAAAACTGGCTCGCCAAAATGATTTTGTTTGGTAACTACACAACGATAATGTTCTTCGGCTTCATCCTTACGAAGCTGAAAGAACTGTCCGAAACGACTATCCGTCATGAACGGATACATCAGAAACAGTTCTTCGAGTGCATGGAGATAGCGGCTATCCCGTCTGTATTGCTGGCGTTCTATGTCAGTGCGTGGTGGTTGCTCCTTATCCTACTATTCTACTACATTCTTTATTTGGCAGAATGGTTTGTAAGCTTCGTATACCACCTGTTTACAGACAACATAATAGGCAGCGGTAAGGTAAACGCCAACGCCTATCGAGCGAGCGCATTTGAGATGGAAGCCAAACTCAACCAGGACAATCCGAACTACTTGAAAGAACGTAAATGGGGTGCATGGTTCCGCTATTACGGTAAGATATGAAAATCCCGTCCTACTCTCACGAGCAAAACGGAATGACAGTAGTTCGCTTATTTGATAAGAGACACAAAGATAGGAATAATTGACAAATAACGATAAGATGAAGAATAACATTATTACCCAAAGCATACCTGGGGGATTTTCAGTAATAGCGAGTAGCTTTATTATGCAGTCATTGGAACATATGATACCGTGGCTGATAGTGACATTTTCAGTCGTTGTATGCGATTTGATGTTCGGGATAAGGAAATGCCTGCTATTGGGTGAAGAAGTACGCTTTTCCGGTGCCGTGCGCCGTACTATGGGTAAAATGGTGACATACTTTGCCTTTGTTTGTATGGTGGTGATGATAAACATTGCTTCCGGCAATAAATGGAATATTGATGTGTATTCATGCTTGTTTGTTTGCTTCATAGAGTTCTGCTCTATCATAAGTAATATCTTGAAGCCAAAGGGATATAATTTCAATTTACTGAAAGCGTTGGGATTATTCGGAAAGAAAGTGCTCGATGTCGAGAAAGAAGATATGAATGAAATAATAACTAAAGATAAGGAGTAACAAAATGAAAAAGAAACTGATTATCGCAGCGATTGTTATCGCTATCATCGTGGGAGTTATGCTTTACATGCACTACACTCCGTTTTGGGTGAACCTGACTACTGTTGTATCATTCGGTGTCGGTGTTGTTGCCGGATGGGTGGCTCGTTTAGTTTATGACAAATATTTTAGAAAGGAGAAATAACATGAGATACTTTACAATTGCAGAACTGGTTAAAAGCGAAACGGCTGATAAGAAAGCTATAGATAACAGATTGCCGCAAGAACTGCTTCCCAATGCACAAGCGTTGGTTGACAATGTCCTCGACCCGTTAAGAGAGGCTTACGGCAAACCTATCACAGTGACAAGCGGATACCGTTGCCCTGCTCTTAATAAAGCAGTAGGCGGCTCTAAAACGAGCGACCACATGAACGGGTGTGCTGCCGATATTGTCGGTACTCCAAATACCCCGAAAGAGAACAAAAGATTGTTCAACCTTATACAAGAATTGAAACTTCCCTTTGACCAAGTCATTGATGAGAAAAACTTCTCATGGGTACACGTCAGCCACCGAAGAGAAGGCAACAGAAACCAAGTATTGAAACTCTAAAAAGTAAACATCATGGCAGCAGAAGTTTTATCATTTCAACAAGAAGAAGGCAAAACAGCGTATTACGCAACGTTTGTCAGTGACGGTAATCCCGTTACCATACAGATAAAGAACAAGGGCGGAATGGTGACTGTATTTGCCAATATCGAGGGCATGAATCCTATCCCGCTTTCCCCAAATGCCAATCAAGCCTTAGGTCCTTCCAATGTGATATTTCGTCTTATTGGCATAGCGGCAGGTATGGAAATTACAATAAGAAGTGCTACGAAAGTGTCAGAAGCCAAAATGATTAAAGAGGGATAGCCTATGAAACCAATCATTATCCCTCACATCAGCATTCCTATAATCGGCATTCCCGTAATCAGCATACTTACCATAGGGTTTCCCGGTGCTGGCGGAAATAAGCCGCATCCATTTCCTGACGAAGGGTATTTATTATTAGCCAATGACGCTCCATTGTTGTTGACTAATGAAGAGCCGATATTGCTTACAAGTAAAAATAAATAGTAGTATGGAAGAGAAAATAGAAAAAGGACAACAAATTGGACAACTCCCCAAAAGAGACGTTTTGACTGGTAATGAGCAGTTTCCATTTCAAGAAGACAGAGAAAATGGTTCTATCACCCCTAACGCCCTAAAGAGTTTCATTAGTTCTGGAAAAGGTGGATATATGAGCTATATAACCGAGTATAATGTTTCTATTCATCATCCTTCATCTGGAATTGATAGTGGCAATAAATATACATTAGAAGGTGCTATTGTTCAAGTTCCGGAAGATATAAGAACAGCCGGGTTAAAAGTGTCATTCTTGAACAATAGCGGACTTGTGGAGACATGGGAATTTGCAGGTGGAGCATTTGAAAATATCGAGAACTGGAAATCAAATGAAGATAAATTGACCGATATCCGAGATGAAGCAATCAGTAAAATAAAGGAAGTTGAAAGCGATGCTATTTCCAATTTCAGTTCCCAGCGTGTTACTCCTGATATGCTGTCCGAATCAACCAAGCAGTTTATTAATGCAAGTGGTGGCGGTACGATAAACAATCTTGCGGATGACGAAGACCTTGTGTCTGTAGACAAAGGGGAAAACTTAAGTGTTTTAAAATTTGCTGACCGCCCTTTTAGTCCTGACAGATTCAGCGGCAAGGGGTATAAGATATTGCGTAGGAATATTATAGACGGTAAAAATATACTTACGCAGGAAATGATAAATCAGCCTGATACTATATATGAAATCAGGTATGATTTTAATTTGGATGGCGCAGAAATAAATATTCCAACTAACTGTACCTTACTATTTAAAGGTGGAAAAATATTTAATGGTAAGTTAAAAGGTAAGATAGAGAATGACTTTACTATGCCTGAATGGTTTAAAGACTCCGATAATAATGATTGGCATGACGCTTTCCAACAAGCAATAGATATTTGTACTACCATAAAATTATCAGAATGCGTCTATGATATTTATCAACCTATTACTATTTATGTTTATACATCTATTTATGGGAGCGGAATCGGAAAAACTGAAATAGTATCTCATATAAAAAATGATTTTTTAATATATCAAAATTATTCTAAAGACGGAATAACCCCTTTAAGTAAGCCATGGTCATTTTGTACGATTGAGAATTTATCATTTTGCTATGAAAAAAGTGGATGGGTGGATGATAAGGATATTCAATATAATGAAGGAAGTAAGTGTATACTGAAAGAAAGTTATTTAAAATTAGATAAGATAGAATTCAAACACTTTGAAGTTAATATTTATGCTCCCAATTATTCTGACAATTTATATATGATTAATTGTATTAATGATTGTCGAAGTTTTCTGAAGAAGCCCGGGTATAATAAATTTAAAGATGCTAATATTATATATTTAAATAATGGAGATAATTTAGTTATTTCTAACTGTCAATGGTTTAGTTGTTATTTTAGAACTTGCTCTAATGTGCTTTTATTAAATAATATACAGGTAGGCATTAGATTAGAATATTCTCAATGTTGTGTAATATCACATCATTTAGAAGAGACTAAGAAGTTTGGCATATCGTTGAATAATAGCAAATTAAACCTTTACAATTGCTTTATGCATATACCTGAAGATTATTCAGAATTAATCCGTGTATATAGGTATGGTTCCTCATATATTGACATATCCACATTACATATTACTTATAAAAATGGTTCTGATTATGAATTTAAACAAGGAAATCTTATTACCGCAGAGAGAGATGGAATACTTTATTGTACAGGAAAAAATGTATTTGTAGACACAAATGATACTTATAAACCTGCTTCTGTGTGTATAAACGATAAAATAATTGATGTAGGGGATTCTGATTTTAAAATATATAATAATGAATTAATTCAAACTCAAATATATAAAGGAGATGCCGTTTTAAGTGGTGTAGAACTAACAAACACCACTAATATTAGTTTTGAAGATATAACTTTACAGTCTGGGATTTACAAATATAAATTGTATAGTGTTATAGATGAAAAAAGAAAATTATATAAAAAAAATGAAACAGAACTATCTGTTAATTATACAGATAACAATTTTATAAAACTTTCATTTTATAACTATAATACATGCAATACAAAATATATGATTATTAGAACTAGTCCTGATAATACTAAACACCAAATTATTGTTCATCCAATAAAATCATTAAACCCTGCTTATTATGACAATGGTATAGGATTATATGGTAACGAAAAATGGCAAGAATACTCAGAATTAGAAAATATAAATGACTGTGATTTATATATCTATGATAGTGTTACTAATAACTGTACAATTCATGCTAAAGCTATTCCAAAATATGGAGAATGGATAATAGGCGATATGGTAGTAGTTGATGGAAACACATATACCTATAATGGAAAATCATGGTTGGATGCAAGCGGTACTCCGTCTTCTGTTGTCAGGTCAGGGATAACAGGAGAAAGACCACAAAATGTTTTGGCTGGGTTCTGTTATTTCGATAAGACAATAAATAAGCCTGTATGGTGGAACGGTTCTTCATGGACAGATGCCAATGGAGCTACGGTATAGTGCTTTACTAATTGTTTAATTATTTATAATATGAAAAATAATATTTTAGGTGCGGTGGTCTATCTATCCACCGCCATAGTATTCGGTGGCAGTACTGCACTGCTGATGCTCTTTATCAAGGAGAACAGCGACCGTTGCCACTACTATAACGGCAAGTGGAACAAAATAGACTTGCTGTGTGGAGCTGTCGCAATATGTGCAGGCGTGGTTGTTAATCATTATCTGTTGAAGTTATGAAGAAGTTAGTGTATATAGTGTTTCTTGTGTTGACGGTGTGTTCCTGTAGAACGAGGACTGTTTATATGCCCGTTGAAACAAAGGTTCTTGACAGCATAATATACCATGACACTACATTTCAAGAGAAGCTGATACCGTACAAGGACAGCGTATCTGTTGCCGATACAACGTCATTCCTTCGCAATCCGTATGCCTACAGCTATGCTTCATTTAGCAACGGGATATTGAACCATTCATTGGGCATTTATCCTCATGCTACGGTAACAGTCAAAATGCCGTATTTTATCGAAAAGATAAGAAGGATTGAAGTGCCCAAGCCTTATCCGGTAGAGAGGGAACTGTCATGGTGGGAAAAGTTTAAAATCAATTACGGTGGTGCCAGCATTTCGATAAATCTGACATGTGTTTTATTCGTAATTGTTTGGCTCACCATAAAGATAAGAAAGAAATTAACGATGTAGAAGTTGGCTTGTAGCTGACACTCTTTCGGGGCTTAGAGTAAAAAGAAAGCCCCCAACGTTCAAATAATTATTGCCACATAAAAATTTGAAAAAAGCATAAGACACCGCACGTTGGAGGCTTTAATATCTTCAACACGGTATCTTATGCTTTGTTCGTATATAATCAAATATTTTATGTGGCGGGGCAAAGATAAATATAAAATTCAGAAAAACTATGTGTAAGTCAGAAATCTTTGCCGAAACAATTAATCTCGTGGCGCAGGAGACCGAAATTCCCGCCAGCCGAATACTATCTTCGGATAAGGATACGGAAACCGTAGACGCCCGCTATCTGCTTGTACAGTTGCTTGTTGAAAGGGGAATGTACCCTTCACAGATAGCTCCTAAAATTCACAAGACCAAACGCGCGATAAACTACATGATTTCCAATTTTCAAGAACGTATGGAAGGCGGGAAAATGTTGAGAATATATTGGGAAAACATTAGGAAAGCGTTGGGAAACAACTGATTTCATGGCAGTATCGGTATTTATACTTTTGTGATGCGGTTGATTTTGACCGTAATACAAAATATAAATCTCTATGGAAAGAACGTATGTCTTCAATCAAGACGGGAACAACGGAAATGGTGGCGGAAGCAAATTCGACATCATGGCTATGTTGCCCAACTTGATGGGAAGCAAGGGTGTAGACCCCGGACTTCTCGCTTTACTGAACCAGGGACGTGGCAGCCAAGACCAATGGGGCGGCTCGTGGTGGTTCATCTGGATTATCCTTTTGTGGTTCTGTTGGGGCGGCAACGGCTTTGGCAACCGCTTTGGCAATGGTGGCGGTCTGCCTGCCGAGCTTAACGGTGATGTCGGTCGTGAATACCTGATGTCAGCCATTCAGGGTAACGGTAACGCCATCAATCAGCTTGCTTCTTCTTTGAACTGCTCTACCCAACAGTTACAGAGCGCCCTGTGCAACATCCAGGGACTTATCGCCAATGTTGGCAATCAGGTGGGCATGTCAAGCCAGCAAATCATCAACGCATTCCAGTCCGGAAATCAGGCTGTTCTTACTCAGATTGCAGATTGTTGCTGCAAGACTCAGAACGCCATTACCACAATGGGCTATGAGAACCAGCTTGCGATGTGCAATCAGACCAACGCGCTTGTCAACACAGCCAATCAGAATGCACTTTCATTGCGTGACGGTGCGACCGCCAATACCAATGCTATCCTTGCGAAGCTGGACGCCATGCAGAACCAGGCATTGCAGGACAAGATTGCGGCTCTTACAGCAGAAAAAGCCACTTTGACTGCTGAAATCTCCCAACGTAACCAGAATGCTACTATCCTGAATTCAGTAGGACAACAGATTGCTCCTTTGGCAGCAGGCTTGCAGGCATTGCAGTCCGATGTCGATGGAATAAAATGCAAGATGCCTAACACTGTTCCGGTTGTTTACCCTAATATTCAAGCCATCAACACAGACTGTTTCCGTGCTGCGGCTTTCGGTGCTTACGCCGGTGATGCAATGTATGGACGTGGCGGTTGTGGTTGTAACAACTACTGGGGTTAATTCCGGTAAGAAAGGGGGTAATTATGTGGCCTAACTTTTTTACAGGATTTCCTTTCTTGTTCCCTACTATTGGAAGGGCTAATTTCAATACCCTTCCTACGGTAGCCGTAACGGTCGGCACGGAGAACGTGACTTTGGAGCTTCCTAACCATGCGTTCCGTAACAGAAGCTATGTAGGCGGTTTCTATGTCAGTCTCCGCCAGGCGATACCAGCCGGCACGACTGCTACACTCCCGATACTGATAGGGACTAACGGGGATACAAGACCGTTGCTGGCTTACAACAATGAGCCGGTGACTGTCGGCAACCTTGCCGGAACGGGTATCTACGAAATTCACTATAACAAGTACACCAACGAACTGTTCCTTGTTAACGGTGGGTATCGTCCGACAACCGCATCGACACCGACTCCGACAGCAGAAGCAACCGCTCAAAAGAGCAAGTAGTTAACATGGGGCTTTGTGGTTGTTTCCAAAATGGAAATAGCCACTCCCCTTTAAAATCAAACCAATATGTTTCAATCACTTCGTACCAATAACCAGTTGTATATACTTCATAAGGATGCTAACCCGTTTATCGAATACGGTCCGGTAGTCAGCGTTTCCGCTCCCAAGCCGAAATATCCTATGGCATCCCCTATGGGACAGTTGCCCCAAATGGAAATGGTTGTGGATGTCGTTGTCTGTATCAACGGGCAGAACACGACTTTCCAAAATCTACCTGCCGGCATGGATATAGCCGACTTCGGACAGAACGGCAATATCGTAGTGTCATGCTCTCGTGATGCGATGAATAACGAGGTCGCTTCTATGAAACAGAAAAGCATAGACATTATCAATAGCATGGACTTCCACAATTCCGTCATTGCGGGATGTGACAAGATGCTGACGCTCTTGAACCCCGAATTTGCAGAGAAACAACGTCAGGAGCAGGAAATATCATCTCTGAAAGGGCAAATGGCGGAAATGAGCAAGAACATGTCCGACCTTATGGATTTGAACAAACGGCTTATGGAACAGCTCGGAGTTGCTGAAACATCTAAAACAAAGAAATAAAATATGGGAATGTGGGAAATATTGGAAGAAGGACGCGGAGAATATGACCGTGACTTCGGTATGAGAGGCGGTAATCCTATGGAAGAAGCCTATAGAGAGGGTTGCCGTTATGGTTACGAGAAAGCCATGCGTGAGATGCAGGGCGGTGAAATGGGCTATCGTAACAGCGGTGGTTCACGCGGTGGAAGCTATAGCGGCGGCTCAGATATGGGCGAACGCCGTATGCCGGGTTACTTCCCGGAATATCCGGTTTACAGCGAACGCCGCGATTCACAGCCTTACGGTGATGATATGGGCGAACGCAGACGCAGACGCGCCAACGGAGAGTTCATGTAATGGAGAGGGGATTATTCCCCTCTTTTGCCAATCACTTAAAATCAGGAAAATATGAAACAAAGATTAGATACATACGACAGAATACCGCCTGCAATGGCTGACTATCTCAGCCAGTACGGATGGCATTTCAGCAAGAAGATGTGCCTATGGGCTGTTTCCCGCATGAAGATGGAAAACAAATCTACGGGCAAGGAGGAAAAACTTGAACCAATCAGCAAAGAGCAGGTAGAGGAACTTCTTAAAAAGTACAGTATAAACCTGGAGAAGGATGCAGGGTACGACAGCGTTTACGTGGCAAACATGGCGAAGTCGGATTACTACAAAAGTTCTATCACTGACGAAGCCCATCTCGCATTGTTCATTAAGGATTACATAGATGATGTGGACGCTTACAATGGAATGCCTTTCACTCGGTTCTATGCCGACTGCATAGGCTCCGGCAATCCTATCATGTGGGAACAGATGATGTAGCCTATGATAATACAGGATTTTTACATACCGGATTATGATTGGGAAGTAAGGGTATATTATGCGGTGGACTGCTATTATACCGACCGTATCATCGCCGACCTTCAGCGGGTAGGATGCAGGGGGATGGATTTGGTGAATGCCTATAAGAACATGCGCTCCTGCAATCTGAATACGGGTATCACTTACTCCAATATCCGGAACAGACAGACCGTAATGGTTATAGCCCTTACCTCTTCCCCGGCAGAGTTTCAAAACTCTTTCGACCATGAAAAGGGGCATCTATGCCGGCATATCTCACGGGCGTTCGGCATCGACCCGTATGGAGAAGAGGCGCAGTACCTTAGCGGATATGTGGGACAGAAGATGTTCCCGGTAGCGAAGAAATTTTTGTGTGAACATTGTAGACGTAGCTTATGTGGAAAATAGTACAAGCCATTTTATCAGGCAAATCACGGGAAGAAGTATATAACATGCTTTCTCCCGAACAGAAAGAGACGCTGAACAGCCTTGCCATAGCAAATGGTATAAACCGCCAACAACGTAGAAAACTTGAACGTGATGCGAAAAAGGGATTACATAGATGAACTGCTTGAATTGGCGGACAATGTCCTTTACATGGACTATTGCCGCCTTTTCCAAGTTATCCAATGGAACGTTTAGAACGCTTTGAACGGGTTCTCCATTGGGTTATACCGCTTGCTGTTTTGGTGAGGGTATTAGCTTGGTGTCTCTAATTCTTTTACTTTTTGTAGGGCACAGCACAATACATATATGGTGCTCATGTTCGATTTGACAAAATCTGTATTCCCGTCATCTACGTATTGCACATAATCAAAAGCCAGTTCAATAAGCTCTTCCCGTAATTCTTCGGGAGATATGCAGTCTTTGAATAATTCGTCTATTGCGCTAAGGTCGTATTTCTTCTTAGCGGGTGTTGTATTTCTTTCCATGATGAATATTTGTTTAGTCTTTTATTTAAAATGTAATTCGTTGTAAATCAGCCAAACTATAATTTTGTAGTTTGGGAACGAATTGAATAAAGCTTGCCCACCTCGTTTATAAAGCGAGCAAAGCTTGATGTTATTTGTTTTTACGTTCCTCTTCGAGCATTTCCTCTACATAGGAAACTTCATCGAGGTTAAAATCAAGGATATTTCTTACGTCCTTGTGTATTTGGATAAGTTTGTCTCTATTGTCACTGAACTTATCCATTGCCCTAATATCCCTGATTATGCGTTGGATAAATTCGCAAACCAATGTAATACCAATAGCCATTCCGTCAGCCGTATATTGCTCTACTGCCTTATCCATAGCCTTATCCGCAAAACTCATTGGAACCATATTGCCGTTTTCATCTTGCTTATAAGTAGCAATTTCTTTTCCGAAACATTCCTTAAAAGCATCGGATAAAGAAAAACTTGCATGAGTTTTCAAACAAGAAATCATGTACTGTAAATCGGCACAGGTAGTTTCTTGCACAATATCCCTCCAATCATCTTGCACCATTTCACCAAGAGCTGTATGATGTCTCAAATCATCTTCGGTTAGGTTTAAAGTTCTTATGCTGCCGTCCTCATTGTAATCTGATTCTTCACCTCCATATTCGTTGATAGATTCAATCCTTTTTGAACAAGCATAAAATTTCCACTTCCCTTCGTATTCAGAAAAGTATTTATTGAGGGTATCATCCCATTCATGAAGCCTTGATAAAGAGCGATAAAACCACAGTTCCCATAAACAACTCTGATAAAACCGTTCAGCAAAGTCTCTATTTTCTTCCTTGGTATCTTCAAATGTTTTTGGAGCAAATAATATCTTTACTATATCGAGTTCGTTAATAACTTTATTAAAATAGATAGCTAAGGTACAATCTTCTTCTACCCTGCACATAATGTCATAAAACGGAGTTCTTGCATCTCTTTTCATAATTATGCTCCTATTAATGTTTTAAACTTATTCAAGAAATATACTTGTCCTCTCCCGGTCACATAACATGTATGTTTTATGAATATGGGACTATCACCTGACACTATGGGTCTTTCCCTTACAAAGAACAATCCCATTTCGATAGCCCGCTGTGTGGGCATATAGTCATTTATGTATTTATCCTTCGACTTGCTGTATCTTTGCTTTCTGATAAGGTATTTGTTCTCTACCATCCAGTCGTAAAGCCTTATTTCTCCGATGTTATATCCGTTTTGGGTAATGAGTTTTGCGAGGTCTCCTACAAGAATGTTTGTAGCTGAGCCAGTCACGCAGTCTTTGAATATTACAGCTGGTTTTGTTTCCTCTATGATAGCCTGTTTTTCCTCTTCTTTCTTCTTTACTTCTAAAGAAAGCATTTGGTTCTTCTCGTATTGGTCCGCCCATGCCCGCGCAGACTCTGCCGGATTATTGAAATTTGGAAGTTGGGGTTGGAGAGAATAGCTCCCGGTATTAATTACTGACGGGACAACATCATCAAATATCCAACTCTCAAACTCATCAGCTTTCGGCATTTGGCTTTTGGCGGTTAGCCGGTAGATGTTACCTTCGCTGATAAACTTCATTTGCTGTGTTCTTCCCATTGAATCTATGACGTCGTGAATCACGACGCCCTGTGATTTACAGTGTCTTGCGATAGCGTCACGCGTATTTGAATACTGCAAAGAGGTTGCAATATCCATTCCGCAAAACCAAGCCTTTTCATTTTTTATAAACATGCGAACTTTACCGAATAGAGGGTGTTCGTAAACCATAATTTCGCTCGTTTCGTGAGCAGACGTACCCAATACAGCAATGTTTGTGCCGTTTAAGTAATTTCCATTTAACTGTGCCATAGATTTATTGAACTTTATTGGCATTATAGGGCTGGTAGCCTGCCCATATCCGGCTTTTCGGATAGGGCAAAGAAAAAGGCTGCCCTGTCCCATTGTTCAACCTATCCAAAG